ATCTTCTTAGACATAGCATCTTCGTTTTCCATAAATCGCTTCATAACTTCGTAACCAGGATACTTCATCTTGATAGTCACTTTGTCTGTGATCTTTATGGTAGATGAAACATCTTCTTTCTGCTTCACTTCACACTTGCCAATGTCAATATCAACAGGGAACTTTGCTGAACATTTATTACCCCCAGTGAACATATTACAAATAAAGTTTACAGTAACAGTCTCACCTATAGACTTTGCTCTCAGTGCTATGAACAGATAATCCACATCAAAGAACGGTAGCTTGTCTACGTTAACATCACCGTCTATTAGGCAATTACTGATGATCTGCTTGGTTGTCTGTATGATACTNTTCTGATCTTTTGATTCAACCGCAATCAACAAAAGCTTTTCTTCTTTCACAAGAAACGGGCGAACACGTACAGAATTCTTGTTAGAGGGTAATTGCAATTCATATATCGGCACATCAATCTTTGGTAAAGTCATATTATAGAACTCCTAATTTCAATTTTGTGGTGTTTGTGGATTGACAGCTGGCGCAATACCTGCTGGTGGTGATTGCCCTGGCAAACCTTCAACCTGAGAACCTCTAATGAATTGATCTTTGAATGAACTTGGAGTAGCATCTCTATACTCTCTTGTCCACTTTGTATATGTAAATGACACTGAAAGTCTCTGAATTTGATCGTCAGCCCATGTAACGGGTTGAGGGTTGATGACTGTTGGGTACGCATCGTGTATNGTCCACTTGTATACTGATTTCGGTGCTGTTGCTCCACCACCAGCNTCTGCACCACCACCTGCTGTGCCACCTGGACCTGGATGCATGGCTAGCTGATATATCTCAATCTTGCTTCTATACGAATCGCGATAGTTGAAGTCCCAGAGGTTTGTTGGGTTGATTATTTCCATCCAATCATCAAAGAACTGTCTCTCAATAGATTCTGTACGACACAGAAAGGTAATTGACATATCTTCATATTGAGACTGAAAAGGCAGCTTGAAGTTTGGACCATAGTAACGAACATCAATGCTCATGAACGCACGCCCAGGCATTTCTGTTGAGTCTGACAGATAGGTAAAGTGATTTAGAAAGTCACCATATCCCAGAGACAGAAGCAAATTGCCTACAGGTGTTATGCGTATTGCATAGCGTGATGACTTAGCTAACCCACCAAAAGCCGATGAGTACGACTTCACATCGTTCATAGTCAATTTTTCTGGTGGATTTAAAATATTATACGTAGCCATTAAATTTTAACCTTTTGTTATGAATACTTCTAGAGGCAACTGGACAACGCGATCCCATTCTGTTGCTGGTATTTCAACAAATTTGCTGCGAACGTGTGAATATAGATATCTCTTGATACATGGTCTAGCCATGCTGTTTAGTTTTTTGGTGCTTGCAATCAGATCATATGTCAGTCTGAGACGAGACTTCTCAGTGAGATTTTTGGCTGTAGCATAGTTCATCAACTGATTGAGAAAAGCTTTTCTTTCTCCAGGCGTCAGATAGTGTACATTCAAGCCTAGAAAGCCATCATTATAACGCTCAATAGGAAATACCAGAGGATACTTGTCCCATCTTGGTAGCTTGTCTTTTGTCTTTGCATCATAGCTGAAGAAGTACATCTTGCCAATGACAGTAGAGCCAGACTGTTGCTGAGTAGCATTAATGAGATTTTTACGAATAGATGCAGCAGACCTAGCTTTACCGAGAAGCCAGTCAAATAATTCTTTAGAGGTATATGTTTGAATTTTTTCCATATAGCTATTTATTTCACTTGACAAGTACTTGACATGGGTGTATTATGGCTATGCCAGCGATGATAAGCACTACTTCTATATACCTAATTCATCTTCAGTTATTAGCTTGAATATCCACTGTCTGTCAGCACAGTATTCAGTAGCAGCTTTCCACTTAGCTTGATTCTTGCCCCATGTCATGACCTCAGTGATATACTGTTTAGTCACTCGTTTCTTCTTCTTAGGCTCTCTAGTCTCTTTCTTAGGCTTCACTTCAAGCATCATAGTTTGAATACCACCAGTCTTTGTTACAGCTTTGACTATAAAGTCTGGAAAGTATCTGTGTCTGCGATTATCTGTAGGGCAGATATATGGTATTGCTACCTCTTCAGAACTCCATTCTAGTATGCTATCATTGGTATCCAAATGCTTCATCACCCGTAACTCCCATAGAGAACGGTAAATGATGTTTGTTGGATCCCCCTTGTATTTCTGAGGATTATTTGGTGAGAAACGCCCTTTGTAACTTTTCATATAAATATATAGAAAACACCAGAGGTACTAATACGACATGCCATTACCACTTTTTCCTTTAGTTTTAGGCGGAGCCCTCTTAACAGAGTTTGCAGATGATATTGTTGGCGCAATTTCCGGCGCGCTTACCGACAATAACGATAATACTCTGTCTCAGAGTAAATATGATTTTACCTACAAAGTATTTCCTAATGATGTAGGCATGGACTATTTAGGGCATTATATGGTAATCAATATCAATGTTCCTGTAGTACCTTTTACGCAAGGTGATGCGCGTGGTTCAAATATAGTCACAAGTCAGTTTGATGTTCTAAATGGTGAATATTCAAAGGTTGACGTTCTGAGATTTGGTAATGTAAACTCAGGTGATGCAAATAGCGGTACAGGATTACCAAGAAGAACAAGACGAATAGCACAGTCTATTGCTCTGTATATGCCTGGTTCTCAGATGATCTATAATGGTAGAAATGCATATGAAGAAATCAGTCTGACTGCTCTTGGTGGGCAGATACTTACAGGTGTTCTGTCTCAAGGCATAGGTGCTGCTTTTGGTTTTGTAGGTAGAAGCATAGGTTCGTATCTAGATGGTGTTGCTGGTGCAGGGCAACTTCTAAACAGTGCAGGGCAAGTGATCAGTGGTACAGCGCAGCTTGCTGGTGCGCCTATCAATCCAAGAGTTGAGGTTCTATTTGCAACAACTCCTCTCAGAGACTTTCAGTTTGAGTTTCTGATGGTGCCTCGCAACGAAGAAGAAGCAAAAACAATTAAAGAAATCGTCAGAACAATACGTTTTCACGGCGCACCAGAAATAGATAGCGCAACCGGTGGTTTTACATATATTCCACCAGCAGAGTTTGATATCACATTCTATCATCGCGGTGTAGAAAATCTCAATATACCAAGAATAAACACATGCGTTCTATTAGAATGTGAAGTTGACTATGCGCCTAACCTTGGTATCTGGCAAACATATAGGGACGGTAATCCATTAGCGACAAGACTTAGATTGGTGTTCAAAGAAATTGAAGCTGTTCACAAGCTTCGTGTTCTACAAGGGTTCTAATAAATGACAAAATTTCTAGAATATTTTCCAAGAATACCATACGACATCTACAAGACAGAATTATCAGACTTCCAGATCGTAACGAATATTACATACAGAGTAGGTATTCTCCGTGAAGTTCTGAATAACGTTGGCTCATACTACTATTACACAATAAAAGACGGCGAAACACCAGAAGTTCTAGCTGAAGCTGTATATAAAGATCCTGAAGCACACTGGATAATTTTATATGCTAACAACATCTATGATCCACAGTATGACTGGCCTCTGATAGGTAGAGCATTCAAAAAGTACATGGTAAACAAGTATCGCGCACAAGCTGCTTCCAGTCTAAGCATACCAGTGACTGAAATAACAGATGTCCAAGTTATTTCGTGGACACAAGATACGACTAATGAAAACTCAATTCATCACTACGAAAAACGCATTACTCGTTATAACGCAACAGATGATACTACACTACAGATAAACTTAGAAGTAAATCAAACTGCTTATACTTTTTATTTGAATAGCAGCCTTCAGAATGTTCCTTATGACTTCTATACTGGTAATCCTGGTGATCCACGTGCATTGGAATTTAATGGATCATTTGAGACATTTAACGTGAATGGCAAGACAATTAACCAAACAATTAGTGGTGCAGCAATTACGTATTACGACTACGAAAATGAATTAAATGAAAGCAAGAGATTGATAAAGGTAATTAAGTCTGAATATTATACCCAGATAATCAAAGAGTTTAAAGCACTAACAGATACTAGAACTGAGAGATATCTGAGAAGGTTGACATAATATGGTAGCTACTGGTTCTGACTTTCTATCTGATATTGAAGTTACCTATGGTATTTCTGATTCAAGAACCCTTGAAGAGTTCTCTGCTCGTGAAATAAACTTGACAGAAAGCATACTGACACCTGGTCTAATGACATCTATCTTGGTTGATGCATACTCAAGCACACCTCGTAATCTAGACTTATTCAAGGGTGCTGCTGTAGAAATCAAAGTTACAAGACCTATTCTAGCTAGATATGGTTTTAATCCTGAACTGAAGTTCACGAATAACATATACCGTATCCAAGATAGAAAGCAGATGGACAATAATAATGAAAGAATGACACTTCAAGCATGTCATGAAACGCAGCTTGAAGACGCTAGAAAGTTAATGAGTAAGCCGTGGACATGTGCAAATCCTTCTAGCATAGTTAGTGAAGTGCTGACGTTATGTCTTGGATCTACAAGTAACAATGTAGAACCATCACAGCCAGCGAGAGATTATGTAGCTGAGAATATTCATCCATTTCAAGTCATCTCTCAACAGGCTGATGTTGCTCTAGCAGGGTCTAATGATCCATCATTCCTACACTTCATGACATACGAAAACAACTGTACACATAATTTCAGATCACTCTATACCATGACAATGCAAAATCCAGTGGCAGAATTCTTTTATTCTGAGACAGGAACGACACTTGAGGGTGATAAAGATAAGGGATATATGAACCCTAAAGCTGTCATTACCCATTCTTTTCCATGTGATTTTGATCTACTCGCTGATCTACTGAATGGTATCAATCTTGACGGTAGCTTTATCGGTACGACTATTATTGAGAATCTAAAGAACGCTATGTCAAGCGCATTAAATTTTCAACCAGGCTTCTGTTCAACAGCAGCTACACTGAAGATCGCTCAGTCTAATTCAAATACAGAGAGCGAACAAATATCGTGCCCGCTTGATGTCCAGACACACTTGCTCAAGAGACAAGCGCGTATGGGTATGATAGAGAGAGATAAGATTGCTCTCAGATTAACTGTACCTTGGAATGCATCATTAAACGCAGGCAAGGTAATATATTTTGAGAGATTGAGCAAAGATTATCCTTCAATCAAGCTCTACGGTACTGGTAATTATCTGATACATAGTTTGACACACATAATTAAAACTGGTGGTTATTCTACCACTGTTCTTGACTGTGTGTCTACTACAATAGGGCAGGGTGCAACATAATGAGTT